GAAAAAACAAGGATGCTATTCAGTAGCCCCTTGTTTTTTCTGTTTATGAAGCATGTAAATCCATAGTAGGCAACTTCATCAAACACATTGAGTAATATGATGATGTGGTTTACCAATAGTTTATAATTGCAGGCTTTTGTTTCCCTGAATCTGGTCAACTGCAAATCGACTGAACGAAACCTTGAAAAGTTCTGTTCAAAGTCGCCTGAACTGAAACCATTTGATAGGTGTGTATCAATAAATATTTGGTGCATGGGGATTAAATAATATTGAACTATTTAGGATGCGTATGGCAAATATTTTTCGTAAGATTTTTGGATTCTCTTTTGGTGGTGATGTAAACCCAAACATTCCAACCCCAGTAACTCCATCGAACCTAGATTCGTCTATTGACATTACAGCAACCTCCCATGCGGGTCTTGCTCATGCCGCATATACAGGTATCGATGTAAACCAAGTTGCCAATACCGAAAACGAACTTATTGAGCAATACCGACAACTTGCATATGTACCCGAAGTTGATAGGGCCATTGTGGAAATCACTTCAGAAGCAATCATTGTAGACAAGCAAAAGAAGATTGTCACGATTGACCTTGACGAAATTGAACTCCCTCAAAAAATCAAAGAAGTCATTGTAGAAGAACATGATGAAGTTTTGCGACTACTTTCTTTTAGCAAAAACGGCTATGAACTTTTCAAGCGGTGGTACATTGATGGTCGATTGAACTTCAATGTCTTAATTGACAGTGAAAATCCTAACGCCGGTATTGCTGAAATGCGATATATCGACCCACGGAAGATTAAGCGGGTTAGGGAACTAATCAAGCAACTAGACCCGGCTACTCAAGTAGAGATGATTCAGGGTGTCAAGGAATACTACCTATTCTCCGACCAAGGGGTTTCTGATATTCGTAATGCTAGCGGTTCTATCATTATGACTAAGGAAAGTATTGTTCATGTCAATAGTGGCCTACATGACCCATCTACGAATGTAGTCATGTCATACCTACACAATGCAATTCGTCCATCAAATAATTTACGGATGATGGAAGATGCAATGTTGATTTATCGACTTGCTCGTGCCCCAGAGCGCCGGGTGTTCAAAGTCTTTACAGGTAACTTACCAAAGGCCAAAGCAGAGCAGTACGTTCAAGAAATTGCCAATAAGTACCGCAACAAAGTAACCTATGATGTAAACACTGGTGAAATCAAAGCAGACAAGCGTTACCTAGCAATGACCGAAGACTTTTGGTTACCTGTTGGTGATGGTGGTCAAGGTATCGGCATCGACACATTACCGGGTGGTGAAGCCGTTGGTGAAACTGGTGAAAGTGACTACTTCAAGAAGAAACTGTATGAGTCTTTGCGCGTCCCCAACCAGCGCATGACCGAAGAAAATTCCATGTTCTCTAGTGGTACAGAAATCACTAGGGATGAGGTTCGGTTCTCTCGCTTCATTAACCTATTGCGTAAGCGGTTCTCTGGGCTGTTCCTAGAAACATTGAAGCGCAATTTGATTCTTAAAGGAATCTTGGACGAGGCCACTTTCGACAATATTGCCGATGCCATTCGCTACGAATTTCAGGAAGACAACTATTTCAGCGAATCGGTAGAGTACGGGGTCATCAATCAGCGCATTGCAATCTTGCAACAAATTGACCCATTTGTAGGCAAGTATGTTTCTCGGGAATATGTGTTCCAAACCATCCTACACTTGACTGAAGAAGAACGTGATAAAATGATCGTAGAAATTGAACAAGATCGTCAGACTATGATGATGCAAGAGATTCAAGAACAAAACATGCGTATTCAAGCTGGCATTGTTGCCGACCCTGTGCCAGATCAGCAGCAAGCCGAATCTATTCAACCTATTACTACCCCAATGTTGTCGGAATCTTCGGATGAACGTAACGAATTGGATAAGGTTGCATTGGGAATCTTGCGCAGTATTGGGGCAAAGTAATGACACAGTTGACCAACAATCATATCCTAGTTGCTGCCTTGGCGTTGGTCGAGGAAAAGCTACAAGCTGCTCTAAAGGAAATCGAATCATCTAAGCAAAATCCTGCGGATGTGGTTTCCATTGTCGAATCAGTAGTTGACCATAAGCTAAAATCGATGCCTGATATTGGGACCATGTTAGAAGGTGTCTCTAAAGAGATTGATGAAAAATCTTCAACTTCGTCTAAGTTCTATGCAAAAGTTTACAATGAACTATATTCGGAATTGCAGACGAAGCAACTTAACGAAGCTATCGAGACACACCATCATGATGATCAGTATGCCCCGAAGGTCGCATTTGAAGAACATCACCATGATGATCAGTATGCCCCAATGGATGCATTTGAAACCCATGTAGGCACAACCAATGCCGCTATTGCAACAACCAATTCCCAGACCAATCAGAAGATTCATACTTTGGGGCATGCTGTCGTTGGTGAACTGGATGCGCTGCACGGAAAACTTGCAGAGGTTGACAAGAAGCACACTGACGCGAACCAAGAATCTATCGAGACCACGATTCGACTAAACAAAGTTGGTGTCGATAGTCTTGCCGAAGAAGCAAAGAAAATCCGCGATGAACATGCTCAAGGGATGACCAAAGTTGATAAGGCCGTAACGGACCTGAAATCACAATTGGACATGACTAAGGCAAATCACAAAGATTTTTCTGAAAAGTCTAAGAAGTCTATCAAAGAATTGACAACAAACTTGTCAAATCACACCCACGACTTTGCAGCAACCAATCACAGCCATCCAGAATACCTCACAGAAGCCCATATGAGGGCGTTGAACGACAATATTAGTTCGGTTGATAGGGAACATAGCAACAGCATCGAAACGCTGTCTAAAGCCCTTTCTACAAAGGCTGATGATACCGCCGTACTCAAATCGACTGATATTGATTCGATTAAGGATGCCGTTACAAAGACCATTCAGGACTCTATCAAGATTCCTAAAGATGGTTTGGGGTGGGAATTCAAGCAACACCCACAGCGCAAGGGTACGTTGATGTTGAAGCGGGAGGACAAAAAGACTTGGGAGAATGTTGTCTTGTTTAACGATAGCATTATCAACGAGATGATGAGTGCTATCAACAATATGCACCGACAACCAAATCAGTCATTCATTGGTGGCGGCGGAGCAGCATACCAAGACCCTAGGGAAATTATTAGTCAAGGTTCTTTGAATGACTTGATGGACGTTGATACAAAGACATTACAACCAACATCCAATGACATTTTTATGTGGGATGCCTTGTCTAATCAATGGGTTCCTAGAACGATGCAAGACCTCGCTGCACTTATTATCCCGATTTTGGAAAACGATATGCAAAAACAATACAACAAACTTGTTGACCAGATTGACCCAAGTACCATGTATATTGGCGAGGCAATCCCCGGCGCAGCAACCAGCGCAGCAGAATGGCGCATCAAGAAAATTACAGAATCTCCAAGCGGTGATATTTCAATCCTTTGGGCAGATTCAACTGCGGACTTTGTAAATACATGGGATGCTAGATTAACCTATACATATTCCATCTAATTTTGAAAGTTTTATTATGAGCGACAAGTTGACCAAAGAAGAAGTCCAAGAAATGTTTAGCTGTATGTTTTCCGACATTGGTGCGCAGATTGGCGATGTTCTACATTGCATCGTGACTCAGGAAATCGCATCCCATATGGATAGAATTACGCAATTGCAGGGAATTTTAGGGGGTACTTGTACTAATGGAGTTAATCAAACACCTAGTTGATAAGACTACAGGAAAAGTCCCAAGTGGCACGAAAAGGTCATCTAAATGGCCTACTGTCAGAAAGCGTCATTTAGAAAGAAACCCAACATGTGCCGTATGCGGAGGAATCGAAAAAATAGAAGTCCACCACATCATACCATTTCATATTGACCAAAGTAAAGAACTAGACGCATCAAACCTTATTACGCTTTGCGAAGGAAAGAAATTCGTAAACTGTCATCTGATGTTTGGGCACCTAGGCTCATACAAAAGTCTAAACCCTAACGTGATTTGTGATGCCTCTATCTGGCATGACAAATTGCAATAGACTAAATACCAAGTGACCTTGACACTATAAAACAAGGAAATAAATTTATTTCACAACAATTAAGGAAATTACTATGTCCGCACATATCAATCAAGAAGTCGAAATCCTATTTCAATGTATCGCAACTACTTTCGGTGACGAAATTGGTCAAGCTGTTAATGAAAAAATTGCCGCCGTTCTAGCCATCGAAGGCGTTGACGTTGCTGCTCTTCAAGCTCAAATCGCAACATTGAATCAGTTGTTGGCTTCTAACACCTCCGGCGATACCAATGCTGTACAGAACATCTTGTCTGCACTTGCTGGTCTATCCACTCGTGTTGATTCTTTGGAAGGTTCCACTGCTGTAGCCACCCTACAAGCCGCTGTAGCTGCTCTCCAAGCTCAACTAGCAACCGAAACTCAAGATCGTCAAGACGCTGATGCTGCCATTAACGCCAACGTAGCAACTTTGCAAACCCAAGTGGATAATTTGTCCACTAGCTTGGTAAGCATTCAAGCCGCTATTGACCAACAATCCAATGGCGGTGGTGCATGTGATTGTGCCGCAATTGCTGCATCTATTGCATCCTTGTCTACTAGCGTAGCTAACCTAGAAGCCAATGACGCAGACCAGACCGTTAAGATCACTGCCCTACAAGCTGCGGTAGAAGCTCTTTCCGTTCAAGCTGCTGGTATTGCTTCTGCTGTTGCGGTTGCACAAGCTGCTCAAGCCGCTGCTCAAGCCGCTGCTATTGCCGCTGCTGCTGCTCAAGCCACTGCATCTGGCGCTGCTACTGCCGCCGCCGCCGCAGGTGCCGCTGCCGATGCTGCTCAAGCTAGCGCCGCTGCTGCCGCTGCCGATGTAGAGGCTGTTAAAGCCGCTATCCGTGGTGTAAACTGCGTTATCGTTGGTTCTACCTTCCGTACCGCCTTGCGTGGTCGTATGGGTTTAGCATTGGGTCAGAGCAATGGCACTGGTAACAACGGCTAATCAATAGCGTTGAGTAAATAAAGGGTGGCATTTGACCACCCTTTATTATTGGAGAATCCATTATGTCATTTTCTGTAGCCACAACAAAAGAACAGCGACAAGTGCGTTTAGACATTTGTGTAGAGTGTGAACATAAAATTGTTTACCTAGCAATTGAGGCGTGTGGTCTTTGTAACTGTCCTTTGGGTGGCAAGACTTTGTTAACCCATGCAAAGTGCCCTGCCAATAAATGGCCCGTATTGGTCTAGGGATTAAATATTTGATAGAACTTTGGAAACCCCATGACAACCTTCGCAATCACAACTACAACTAACGTCACATCCTTAGTAGGAAAAGGTGGTCTGGATACCTATAACGTTAATGGTGGAAATCTTACCATAGATTCTGACACCCGATATGGCCCAAATACAACACCCGCAACCGGCCCATTTGGTAATATTAACTTATCAGCAACCCTTGGTGGGGTATTGAATATTAGTGGGTTGAATTGTAAACTAATTCCATTTGATATTGGTTTTGGTAACGTACCTGCCGCCGGTACTACGATTTCTCGCAACGGCGTTAGTGCTGAATTGTTGTGTGTTATGGCTACTAGGGTTGGCGGCACAGTTACTGCCGCCGGTGCTACTATGCCAGTATCGGGTTGGATGAAAGTTAGAAACGTCACCGGAGGGAGTTTTAGTGCTGGTGTATTGACTGGTATTGGTGCAATCGCTACTGCGCCAGAAGAAACTGGGTGGATTGAGGTTGTCGGCGTAGAGACAATGATCGTTACTGTCAACAGACTAAATTCTCTGAATGTTACTGGTGCGTGGTTTTCTGTAGGTACAACATCGGGTGTCCGTGGACAAACCGTGCAGCTACCTTCGTTTGGGTCTGGAGTTACAGTTGTTGGTGGTGTGGAGATTGAGACAACGCCGGGTTCTGGGGTCTATAAGTTTTGGGCCAATGCTGGTAACCTATTTTTAGGTTCTGGGTTGAGTACAGATAACCGCAGTCGGTATGTTGGTATTACTGATAATAATTTGATGACTATTGGTACTGGTCGGGATTCCGCTGCCGCAGGTGACCTACCCCCATCTGGATGTAATATTAGAATCCCAAACATTATTTGTAGCAGCACTAATTCTACAGTAGGATATGCGACAAACGTAGTCCCAAGCGGAACTATTGGAACCCGCTATGAAACTGCCACATCTAGTTCTGGTGTTGTAAACTTAGACAAAGTTACTGGTACGTGGTATTGGAATATTCAGCAGCCATATTCTATCAATATACAAAATGTGCATAGTTGTGAACAAGTTGTCGTTTCCGAAACTTCTACCCCAGTAATTATCAATAATTTGCATGTAGGTTGTAGTAATCAGTCTACCCCATATGCATCTAATGCAATCGTCCTTCAACAGTGTTTGAATGGTGGGACTGCGACAAATATTAGTGGTCTTAGAGCACAGCAGATTTCTACAGCGGGTTATGCAATCTACTTTGTGAACTTGTATGGTGGTTGGACATTGAATGGTATTCGTGGTCAATTTGCGTCCGATGCCACTGCACTTGCTGGTCCTGTGTTTTTTAATACTTGTGATAGCCTTACTGTGTCTAACATAGAATTGGTTGGTAAGCGGTTGATTATGTCAGCATGTACCAATTGGACGGTTACTAACGTTTACTATGCAGATAACCCAAAGGCGATTACAGGTTCTACAGTACCAACGCAAGCCATTGAGCTAATGTCTGGTTGCAAGAATGGTGTTATCACCAACATTGCAAATTGGGTTGGCGTTGCCAACGTCCACGCGTTTAGTGGATTAGTTTATATGAACACATGTTTTGATATGTTAGTTACGGGAATTGGTAGTTCCGTTGCACCCTATGAGTGTGGTACGGTAACCAGTTTCCGCAGTGGCTATTTGTATGCCGATGGTGGATTGAACAAGAACATTAAGTTCCAACGGAATTGGTTGACAAATTTGCGGATTGGTTTGACAAGTTCAACCAATACCACTCAATCCGTTCGGTTGCAGAATTGCTACAACACCGATGCGTCGTTGACTCAAGGGCCAAACTGGTATAACAGTACCGTTCGAGGTAATCGACAAAACAGTGGTACGGTCCCTACATCATACACCCACGTAGATGGAATGCACTTCTGGGATTCTTTCACAGGTGATACGACAACTAGGGTTAGCTTGGTGTTCACCGAAAAATCTCTAACTACGGCAAGTGCATACACAATAGATAGTGGTACACCGAAGTTCACTAGCACCGGCTACTTAACGATGCAAACTGTCGGGGACCAGATTACATGGACGCAATCATATTTTATGCTTGGTTGGACTGGTTGTACATCTTTTGCAATTACTGGTACTAACGTAGCAACAAACCACCTAGTCCAGTATGATATGGATAAGGGGTCTGGGTTCTCGGGCACATTCAAGACTTTGAGCAATGCTAACCTAGTTGCCGAAACCGGGGTAAGTCCAACGACTGGTGTAAAGTTCAGGTTTAGAATTTCATGCCTAACAGCAAATACCGCAAATGTACTTACGTCATTTGCCGTAAATGGGACAACTACATTAGCCATTCAGAATGCCGCGCTATACCCATTAGACACTACTGGGTTGACAATATCCGGCATTCAGCCGGGTTCCGATGTGGTTGTATATACTGCGGGTACGACTACTGTTCTTGACACTGGCGATAGCGTCGGTGGTACGTCATATACCTATTCATACACAACTTCACAAAACGTGGATATTGGGATTATATTGTCGGGGTATAGGCCATATTACATCAGGAACTATTTGCTACCAACCGTGGCATCTACTCTACCTGTATCACAAGAAGTTGATAGAAGTTACGTTTGAACATTGTAAATAGTAAACTAAAATAAGCAAGGAGCTAGTATGGCAAAATTAACAAGTCGCGGTCAACTGATTGTAGGCACCAACATCATCATTGACGAGGTTGCGAGAACTTTTGAACTTCTCGGGTCTGCCGATGGTTCTACTACTGGTGGATTAATCCCCAAAGATGGCGTAACACTACAGGCTATATATAGCCGATTCATTGATATGTGGCAAACTGCTGCTTATCAAGATAGCCCATTCCCAATGTATGCATTGGACGTGTTATCGGGTCAGTTTAAGTTTGGTACAGATGGACAATATTACAATAGCTGGAAACCTAAGAACGATTCTACTCGCAATATGATGCGTGATGGTGGATGGGAAGAATGGTCGTCTTCTTCTGCACTGCCAGCTTTTACCGCTACCGGAACTTTGAACCGGGTTTATGTTGGTATTGTTGCACTAGGTACTGTAAATTCCGGTGCTCAAGAGTATTATCAGACTACTGCTAGCGGAACCGCCTCAAACTTCACATATGCTGATGGTGCAAACATTGGTGTGCAGGTCTATGGGGATTCTACCAATGGCAACTTCGATACCCGTAGCTACTTCAAGGCCTACGTCCGCGAATATGGCTACAAGTACAAAGACTCTGTTCTAGCCGATACTGGTAAGACTGCAACTGGTGCGTACATTGTTAACATGTTGCTGTCTAATGAGCAGGATGCTAAGATTATTGCCGCAGATGCTGCTCTAACTGCTGCACCTTACACTGGCATCACTGTAACCTACTTTGCAACAAACCAATCCCAAACTGTTGGTTCTGGTAGCTACCCATTCCGGGTAACCATTGATGGCAATGGTGCAACCCTAGAGCAAATCTATACAAAGGTTCAGTATCTATTGCGCCAAAACGTAGATATCGATTCTGGTGCTGGTACAGTCATTGGTAAGACTGCCGCATTGCTAATGTCATTCTTGGGTGATACATTGTATACCACTCAAGGCGTATATATCACCAACGTAAACAGCAATGACATTAACCGGGTTGTGTTTACTGACCAAAACAACGTTCAGCGCACATTCCCATACACATCGTCTGGTTCTTTGATTCCTAACACCCCTCTAATCGGTACAGGAAGCTACTACCGCATGTTCTTCACATCGCTACCCGGTGTATTGGATGACTTCGGTGAATCTGGTGCTTTGACAGTTAACGACGCTTTGGGTCAACCTATCACTGGGGCTTTCCCAACAGGCCCAGTAACCTTTAGCTACGACTATGACGGCAACGTGCAGGGTGGTCGCACGGCAGGCACCGATGCCAACGTGACTATTATTGCGGGTCGTCCCGGTGCCGCCAAACCTGTACAATTTGGTGCTGTTATTACCCGCGCAAAAGGCATTAACGTGTCATTGGTGGCAGAGCAAGACCGCGCATACCTACCATAACCGGAGTAAAGTTGTGCTGTTAAATAGTGATAGCACCACTTTAGAATAAACATGGCATACACGTTTGACGGTCCATCTAAAATCATATCACTATCCAGTGGCACTGTAACAATGAGTGTCAAGGATTTGTGGTCGCGTTGGGTTGACTGGTATCTTACTTCGGACAATGGAAAATACCTACCTGCTATGGAGCAAGTCGGCGGTCAAGTCATTTCCGTTGCAAACAGTTCATTTGTTCCTGTTTATGTTACTCTTATAAATGGGTGGAAAATCCGTCCACAAGAAGCAAACCACACTTTGATTGTGAACGAGGGTGTATTGATTTCTTCCGATAACATATCGCCATTTGTAAACACAATTGGTGCATATAATGTACAAGTAAATTTCCAGCAACCTATCGAGGCAATTTCAATCACTACTGCTGCGACAGGTACGGACTTGACTGACATTTACACACAGCTTATTACGATTCAATCGGCATTAGATAAGGCATTGACAAAGACCCAATATATTGCTTTAAGCTGATTGGTAAATACTAGGAATTATTAAGGAATTTATATGTCACTTATCGAAAATATTATCAGCAAACCCTTGTACGAATCGCAAGGCATTATCATGCGAGAATTGTCAAGCCGTGCGGCATTTCTGATTGCCGAAATGAAGAAAGATCAGGCCCTTGTCAAAGGTGTGCGATTGAATGAGATGCGTGATGCACCAGACCAACAGCAATTGCCAATGACCCGCAGAGATGTAGAACGAATGCTAGCAAGCTACGAGCGCCGAGAAGAAGCAAAGATTGGAAGCAACCCAGAAGCACGTAGCATATCTGGTGCAAAACGCGCCCGTTGGTATGCCCCAGAAGATCAAAGTAATTTTGCCGATGATGACCGCACAGATGCGGTTGGGTTGCCACATGATTCTAACAAGCGCCCAGCAAAGCTGATGCCGTTTGATTATTACTTTGAAGTGAGTAAATCGGACACCGATGGTAAAGAATCCGATGATGACTGGAGTGGCGAATATAACACTATGTTCAAGGAATCGGAAGACGCTGCTGCTGGTAGTGTCATAGACCTTTTTCATGATGCATCCCAAAAATCTTACCCAGTAGAATTTCACCTAGATGATAATTCTATGGTGTCGGTTGACCCAGAACAAATCAAATCAATCATTGCTAGCGGCATTGCGCATGAGGTCTTGAACTACATTGGTACTTCTGATTCTTTCCAAGAATTTTTAGACAAAGTTTTTGATGGGGAAGAACAAGAAGGCGAAGACGACAAA